TAAACTTTAATGATGTTAAACCAGTAGTGATATTATAAGTAGCACCAAAAGTTCCAACACCAGCAGCATTACCAACACTCAGATTTCCCCATTCTGTCATCATAACTTCAGTGCCACTATCGCATAAAATCAATTCGGCAATTTCAGTTACATTATTAGTTGTATCAGTGACTTGAGCAATAACATAAGCACCATCATATCGAGCAGGATATTCTGATACTGAATTTTCTGTTGGTGAACCAGAAGAGGCAATAGAGACATAATCACTACCTATCAATGCATGATTGAAGGTAAATGATCCAGTTCCTGTTGTATTTGTTCCTATTGCAACTGTTACAGTATTGATAGAAGAAGCCGTTGCAACATTAGGGATAAAATCAACTACAACATTACTTCCGCTAATATACGAATGATAGGTTCCAAATCCAGTACTAAAATCGGAAAGACCATCTCTTGAATATGTGTCGCCAGAATAAGCAGATTCGTTATAATTTGTTAATTTACCATATTCTTGCAAATCTACATTAGTTCCGTCATGAACTAAAGTTAATTCGTTGAATACATAATTTCCATCAGATGACTTATATTCAAACAATACTTTTGCAGAAGTATATGTACTGGCAAGACTAACACAATTTACTGATACTCCAATACCAGTTGTTTGAGCAGTACTTGCTGTTGCAACTTTAACTCCACCAAAATCAGAAGATCCTGTCCCAACTACCAAGTCATTAATATTATATGACAATGTAAAGACATTATAGTCATTTACTGCATACTTTGTAGGTAGGAATTGAATAACTCCCTCAAGGCCATCAAGACCATAATCAAAAGTTCCTAAATCATTTACTGTTTCAACTCTTGCATACTCATTCATATAACCAAATCCACTATCATCATGCAAGAGAGTCATAAGCATCATTTGACGCTCATAAGTATATCTTCTATCTTGGACATAAGTTATATACTTATGTGCATTTGCATCAAGGTTTGTGAAACGAGCAATATTACTGTATCTTGTTGCTCTTGGATTACTATTAAATTGTGAACTGAAATCATCAATAGAAAGAACTCTATTACCAATAGATTCGGAATAATCAGTTAATATTTGACTTTGTAATACAATTTCATCAGAAAGTTTCTTATTTTTACTATTTTCCGTTGCTAAATCAAAATTATAGACACAATTTATATCAACTTCACTATAGAAATCAACAACCGAATCATAATGACTTTCTGTTGTTCCAATACTAATAATAGCATCATTAATAGGATTAGTTTCTATTTGCATATTTGCAAACTTCTTATATCCTGCAGTGTGATTTAATGTACTTACGACATCATCCCACTCACTAAGATCAATGGGTGATTCAATAGCATATGAAAACTTCTGGTAATAATCACCATCTTGAATTACTTGACTGTTTAAATTCAAGAATCCTGTTCTTTCTTCCCATCCTGATTCTACCTTTGATTTTGCATCAAGATCATATGTAGCTGTAAAATTCTTAGTTGAGGATACTGTTCCTCTTGTTTTTGAAGAAGTTCCTTCTACTACATGCCCAACAGTAAAATCTTTATTAGTTTGTACTTTCAAATAACCAGTTTCATTATTCCATCTTCCAATTGTTCCCGTAATAGTTGGGTCATCCAAAGAAACAACACCTTCACCCTTTAAGAAGTTTGTTGTAGTGAGATCAATATCAAAAATTGGGAAATGCTTTTCAGGTATAATCCTACCAGAAGAAGATTCTGCATAGAATGTTCCTGGAGTTTCTCCAATGGCCAAATGGTCACCAAGATTAAATGTTACTATTCCAATACCACCAAGATTTGCATCAACTCCTGTTAATGTGAATAATTTGTAATTATATTGATCTGTATTATAACCCTTCCCATCTCCAATAACTATTGGATATCCACTTGCGTCTACTGAAGTCTTACCAACAGCAACGTTTTCAATCATAATTTCATCACCAATATCAAATGGGAATGAATTTGCTGTACTAAATCCTGTAGCCATAGTAACGGTTACATCTTTAGTAGATGTATTAAAACCAATTGTACTAATTCCTACACCATTAGAGTTTCTAATAGGAAGTAATCTTGGTTCTACATTAGCAATTCCATAAGTATTTTTAAGAATCTTAAGATTGCTAGAACCTCTTTCAAAAAGAAGATCAACTTCTATCTTTTGTTCTCCAGTTTGACCATCAAACGCAATAATCTTAGGTGGAACAGGACCATATCCTTTTCCAGATGAAGTAACTCCAATATTATCAAAAATAGCAAGATTATCAATCTTAATAATTTCAGGCAACTTAGCAGTTGGTCTTAAAGTTTTATCATAAGGATAATCAAAACCAACACTCTTTAGTTTAGTCCTCTTAATAACACCAATACTATTACTTTCAATGTCAAGAATAGCATTAGAACCAATTCCAGTTGCCGTATCATTTTCGGTTGTTATCTTTTTAATATTAGTAATAGAAGGTAATTTATAATAATTATTACCATTATTAAAAATCCTCAATTCAACAATAGATCCAATACCAGCAGAAGAATCTGTTGAATATTTGATAATAGAATTGCTTTGTGTATATGACAGATTTTCAGGAACTTTTGAAATATAATAAGTAAATGTATTTGTTGCCCCAATAGAAATAGTTTGCTTTCCATTATAATCACTATTAACAATGTCTATTTCATTATTAGACTTCACTTCTTTATCAATACTTATATTAAGTTTCTCATCTGTAAGTTGATCAGTTTGGATTGGAACCAGATTATAATAAAGTTTTTCTGGAAGTGTGGAATTAATAAGTAAAGTAACTTGACCATCAACACCAATTTGTCCAGATCTAATTACTTCAAAAACGGAAGAATTGCTAGTTTTATGGAATATTCTTTCTTGTGCAGCATCCATAAAGAATTCAAAAGAGAATGCAGGATAATCAATAGCATTCTTTGTATAAACTAAAGAAGAATCTGAAAGATTAAAGATAACTGGAGCATCTTTATAAAGTTTAATTGGAGGATTTACTGGTGATAAGAAAGAATCTGATGCACTTGTAATATCAACAATTGTAGGAACAGAACTTGTAGAATCATAATAAGACTCGGACAACTTAATAGTATCCTTATTAACAATCACTACATAATAGAACTTTTCATTCGTAAGTCCTCCAGCTGGAGAAGATGCGGTATAAATTAATTTCTGCCCCAAATCAAATTTATGATCTTCAATAGTAATCTCATTAGTTGTAGTGTTTATATCACCAGAAGCAATAGTTCTCTTATCAATTACCAATCTTCTATTATAATCATCATAGGAAATTGTATGCGTAACTGATTCTGATGGTTTTACATCAATATAAACAGTATCTGAAATACCAAGATTATGTGTATTTGCCGTTGCAACAGTTACTGTGTTTTTATAAGATGACACACTAATAACATTATCATAATTTGTCTTAAAACTATGCTTACTTCCTGTTCCTATACCAGTAAAATATAATAATCCTAATGATTCGGTTGTTGCTCCAATTCCAGTAAAGGTGCCTGTAGATGCTAATCCAACTCTTACTGTTGAGAGTCCGATCAGATCATTACTTACTTTGGCAACATATAGTTTTTGTTGATCACTTAAAGTTAAAGCAGCAGATCCATTAGTAGAAACACCAATAACAGAACCAGTATTTGTATTATAAATTAATTCATCATTATTTTCTAATTCATGCTTTGGATAATAAAGTGTTTGTGTTGGAATATACCTCTGTGTAATTCCTGCACCAGGATTGGAGAATGATAAAGTAGATCCAATACCAACACCTATTCCAAGAGTTTCTGCCGGATCAAAATATAATTCTCTATTAAGTCTAAAATTAAAGGATGTTTTAAGACCAACATTTGCAGTAAATCTTCTTGGATCTTCATAAAGAATTTCTGTTGCCGTATGAGCGTATCCAGTAGTTCCCTCTACACTTCTCAATACTCTAAGTCTATTAGATACTTTATCAATATTCAAAACTTTAACTTTTTCAGCCGTGGTTCCTATACCAACAGTTAATACATTATTTTCTCTAATAACTTCTAAATCTAAGTTTCCATAAACAGAGAAATATGTAACTATTCCTGTTGCACTAGGTGTTCCAACATCTGCTGTTAAAACATGAGATGATGTAGTAATACCAATTTTGTAATCACCAGAAAGTTTTGCAGCGATTGTACTTAATCCAGCAATTGTAATTAACTCAATATTTAATAATTCATGTGGTGATGATGCATAAAAAGCATATTGCCCAGAATTTTTTGTAGATACTACCTCAATACTATTAATAGAGGTAGTTGCACAACTAATTGATGTTACATCTAATCCACTAACCTTAGATACTTTTATATCAGCACCAAATCCACTAGTGCCATTATTATCAAAAATAACAGAATCATTTACCTTATAATTGGTTCCACCAGTAACAATTCCAACAGAATCTATCTTTCCTGGAGAAGCAAAAGCCACATTAGATAATTGATTAGTCTTTAATTCGTATGGAAGTGTCAAATATTCATACGAATTTTCTTTATTCAAGAAATTGTAAATATTACTGTTTCTCAACCACTTACTACTTTGAATATTATAATCATCTTGATTTGAACTCTTCTTAAAGTTAAAATCGCTAGGTTTTGAATGGAATTTGTTTCCAATTAGATAAGGGAATACTGGTCTCTTATAATTAACAAACACTCCACTAGAGTCAGCAAGCTGATCATTAATAGTAGCAAAATAAGCATATGTTCCATTTGGAAATTCTGGAGTTACGCAGAATCTTCCATTATTTTCATCCAAAACATATTCATTTGGAGATGGAATATGAACATAATCATCTACAAAGAATCCTTCTTTAAATAAGTTAATTGAAGGTCTATTCTCTGCAATACTTAACTTATATCCAGAAAGCATCTGAGTAACAACACCACCAGAACTCTTAATATATCCGTAAGGACCATAAATTGGATTTCCATCATAAGCCCATCCAATAATAGGAGAATGCTGCTTTGATGCAGTTTCAGAACCATTAACAGTAATTAGATCAGTACTATTATAAAGACTCTTACCAGACTGATCTGATGCATAAAGAATTTCTCTAAGTTTTCTTGGAGCATAAAGGTGAACATATTGCAATCCATAATCAGTATTTAATCCATCATCAATAAATCCATCATCATCAGTAATAAATCCATAATTCCGTTCAAATTGGTTAATTGTCCATTTTTGTAATGTTGATCTAAAAACAACACCTGATCCTGGATAAGTAATTTCTGTTGTAGTCTCTCCATGAACATATCCTAATCCACCATTAATAACATTTACTTTAATAAGTTCACCATTTTCTATAACAGGAGTTAGTACCAAACCAACTCCACCATTAATAGTAATTTCTGGAGGTGCTTTGATATTTGATCCTTTTTTATTAACAAAGATTTCAATAACTTTTCCGTTAACTATTACTGGAGTAATTTGAATATTAGCACCAACATCTACAGAAACTTCTGGTAATTTATTAAGATTTAAAATATCAGCAGATCCGTATTTACTACCTTTGGAAGGTAGATTTACTGATACAATTTGACCTCTAACAATTGGTTGCAATTCAGCCTCAAATGTTTTTGATCCTATTGAAGAAATACCAATTTTTCCAGAAATTTCAACAGAAAGTGCTGGATAATTAAAATAATGTACATCCGAAGCACCATTTCCAGTACTTGTTAGATTTACATATTGTCTTGTATTATAATAAAAGGTTTCATTTCCAGCTGGACCAATTTCAGATAGTTTAAATGTATCTTTATCAAGTTTTGTTAGGTAATAGTTATTTCCTGAAGTTAATCCACCATATGCTGTTCCCGAAGTAGAATATGTTACTAATTCTCTAGAATTGTATCCATGGTCTTCTACAGTAAACTGATCAAGTGCAGTAGTTAATCCAACAACTACAGTCTTTTTATTTTCATAATTAGATCCAGTATTAATAATATTAATAGATCCAACAACAGATTTTTTATTTACAGTAGAGAATGTATGCCTACCAGAACCATATCCAGTAAGTGATATTATATTAATGCCAGATACTGCATCATCTTTTGATGAATAAAGTTTTATAGTAGTAGAATTTTGAACATCAACAACATACTCTGCTCCTGTGGTAAGTCCCACAACAACATCTTGATCATTTGTTTTGTATATTACTTTCTCATAATCTCTAAATTTATGATATGTGCTGAATGAAATAGTATTATTAGTAAGATCAACTAACTTAAAAGCCTCTCCAGAATTAAAATCTACGTCATGGTCAACTAACTTAAGATTTGCATCTGCTACTGCATTGTCACCATTTCCTCCAGTAATCTTAATAGAAGGTTTTTCGATGTAATCAAATCCACCATCAATAACTCTAATTTCCTGAAATTCTCCTCTAACAGCAACATTACCTGTTGCACCAACACCAGTAGTGTCTGAAATATAAAGATCTGGTGGATTTATTACATCATAACCATTTCCACCACCATCAACAGAGATACTTTCAATTTTTCCATAGTTAATACTATCTACTGATTTATAATTTAATACTTCAACACCATTAACCAAAATACCAGAAGCAACTCCAGGTTCTGTTGCTACCAACCCACCTTCATCACTATCTGCACTAGTAATCTTTCTAAGTAACTTATGATTCTCTAATTCTTGGCCTCTAAACTTATAAAATTCGATAGTATTTTCATATACAGTAATTGCTCCTGTTGTTATATAATCTTCGTTATAAAGTTCTGCTCTACTTCTAGCTAACTTTAATGATGTAGTATCTGATAATCTTCTTACGAAATAAATTCCTTCTTCTGCAATACCAATCAAAGTTGTGGTCTCTACTATCTCGTTACCATCAGCGTCTTCTACGGTGCTTGTAGTCGTCTGTGGGGTATAGTAAACGACATCTCCGGTATAGAAACCATGATCACCTGATACGATTATTTTAAAAGTATCACCTTCAAAAGTACCATCAAAAGTAATTAAATTCTTTTTAACATTTAATTTTTGATCTTTATAATAAGGGATAGATGGAGATGCTACCAAAGTATCATTACCATCCTTATAAGAAGATACTACATTTGCTGCTATTACATTAGCATTAGCAAAATTAGTTGTATCTACTTTTAATATGTTCTTTTTAATTGTATATGTAAATGACTCATCAAGTTTTCCTTGATCACCAATTGTAATATTTTTTGATGTATTAACACCATAAACCTTTCCGGTTAATTCAATACCAGTAGATGTAAGTGTAAAGGTATCTCCAACTCTAAAGATATGATCATTGTCAAAAGTAATTCTATACCTGGAAGCTGCCTCATTAATTAAAGATAAAGTTTTTATTTCATAAGAAGTTGCAGCATTAAAAATCCAAGAATTAGAAGCAACGTCAGCAGTAGTAATTCCTAAACTCTTTATTTCAATAGTATCATCTTTTTCATAATAATAATTTGGTTGATCATATTCAATATTACTTAAAACAGATGATATCCTTACTTTTACCAAACTATCATCTGCAAGAGTAACCGTTGCAAATGTATTAATACCAACAACAGTATTATCTAAAATATCATCTGTTATTCCACTACATCCATAAAATTGGTTATATGAAGTAGATGTATATGAAACAATACCTGCTGATCTATTCTCATAGTTTATATGCAGTTCACCAGAAGTTGGGAACCCTACAGTAGAATCAACATCAATAGTTGTTGCTCCAGAAGCATACTTTCCTATACATTTTGTTTTGGGATGTGGATTAAATGATCCATATTCAGCACCACCAAAAGTGCTATCACTAGTAAAACTTGCATCAACACTTAATTGATAGTAATCAGTTGATGCTCCACTAACAAATACTTTTTCAACATTAGTAATTGGCGAATATGCTTTATCAATTAAATCAGCATAAGAATGTTGCAATAGTGTAAATCCTTCGATTGATTGTACGTCACCCGATATGGGTTCAACAATCATATCATTAGTAATCTTATAAAGTGGAGCAGAAGGTGCGATAAGATTCTCACTTGGTCTGATTACATCTACATTTACTCCATATAAAGCTTTAAAAAGTATCTTAAAAGATTCACTTGTACCCTTTGAGTTATAAAAATCTTTAGATTGTTTAATAAAAAGACTCTTATCCAAATCAGAATAAAGAGTTCTATTTTCAAGTCCTGGGAGAAGTTGATATTTAGTTTTATTTAAAAATTCTCTTAAAAATAAAGTACTTAAGTTCTCTACAGTTGCATTTACATCATGAGATGCTCCTAAACTCTCTGTAAAGATTAAATCTCCATTTTTATCATCTGCAATTCCACTAAATCCACGAATACATCCAGTAAATGTAGTAGAAGTTTTTGATCTATAAGTTATAATTTCATCATCAATCCTAATAAGACCATAAGTATTAGGAAATCCTTCTGTATTAAAAGCAGTAATAGTAGTATTTAATTCATCAATATCCGCCAATAATATACTAGAATCTATTGTTTTAGCATTCTGATCTATCTTAACATATTGATCAATGTTTTGGATTAGATCAAGAGGAGCACCTTGAAATTCTTGTGAAAGATAATAACTTTGTAAAAAATCTCCAATAAGAGGAAATTCAGTCTCTACATACTGCGGAAACTGACTCTTAACAATATCGGTAAATGCTATTCTGCTTTGTGTCATTTTATGGTCTTACTAAATATCCGTTACTGTAGCTGGAAGAAACAATATAATTTGATGCCGATGGGTCTAAACCAGATGCAATCTGATCGACTACCATATTAAATGCACTATTATTAATATCTAATTGCAAATACAAATCCTGAAGTCCAATTACATCATTTGAATTTGGTGCAACACATATTTCAATAATAGACTGACCATCTTTTTCCTTTAATGTTGATGTAACATTAATGGGATTAAGTGTTATAACTCCACTAACATAATCAATTTGACCAACACCTTTTCTAACTATAGTTGCATCTGTTGATGTTGTGTTAGAAACTTGGAATAAGAATAATGATCCTGATACTCTATCTGTATTAGGAATATCAGAAAGATAGACAGTTCCTGTAATGCCGTCAACTTGGAATCCAGAAGATTTGATATTGTAACCATTCAAACTATTAATATGGAATTTATTACCAAATCCAATTTGATATTCAGCAATGGCATTCAAAATAGGTCTAAGATCTCTTCTCATTAAAATAGTTGTAATGTTAGATGTAACAGCAGAGTGGCTATTATCAATGACATTCAAGAATTTACTGTATTTAAATCTTGCGCCATACTTATTTAACTCACTTGAATCAGCGTATGTATTAACATTATTTTGAATAATTGTTGATACATTAGCCGCTGAAGGTGCTAAATTCGTGTTATAGTATATATTTGAGTCCACTTCAAGGTAAAGATACTTAAGATCAAGTATTTCCGGAACAATTCCAGCAACTGCATACTTTTTAAGGTCTCTCTTGATGTTTTCTTTGATTAAATTAGGCAAAAATTCACCAGTTCTTGGTTTAATACTGATAAAAACCTTTCCATACTGCGGTGGAATCAATTCTTCACCACCAAATACTGAAATTGATTCAGTATCAGTATAAATTCTTGCTGGAATTAGTGTTTCATAATCATTTGCAGTCAAACAACGATTTTGTGATGCATAAATGCGTGGTGCATACTTCTTAACTGAAGAAACACTTTCAATAACTTCACCACCAGTTGCTTGAATATCTGTAGTAACCATTGATATGCCAGATTCTACAGGATATTCAACTCCATTTCTTGTATAAATCATCTGACCACTAAAAGCAAATGCTGATACTCCATTTCCAGAATCGCCATTTGTCTTAATGTAACTAATAGTAATTACATTACCTTCAGAAAGTTTCTTACCAAAGACTCCATCACCAAATATTACTTCATATCTTTCATCTTCAATCTCTTGTAAGAAGAAAACTTTAGAATTTCCATCAATACCAAATAAACTATCCTGAAAAGCATACTTTTGCTTTTCTGTACTATCATTTGTTCCGACAGTTACATTGATTAATGCACTATCACATCCAATATTATTAATTAAAAATCTTTGATTAGGATTTCTTGAGCTATAAGTATAGGTTTCTTCAACAAGACTTCCTTCATATATTGTAAGTTCATTAAAATCTGCTTCATTATCAACAACAGGTATTGTAACATCATCCTTAATTGTAAAAATATAGGATGTATTACCAAATGCACTAGCAGAAGTTGCAACTGGACCTGCTTTTAATGTAATTGTAGATGGTTTTAATGTAAAATCACTAGTACTAACAAAGAAACTAACCGTTGCTTGTGCTGCTTTACGAGACTTTGGCATATAACCAATGTTTCGTGCTAATGATACTACATTTTCTCTTAATGTAGCACTATCAATAAACACCTCATTCGCAACCATATTGGCATTATATGAGGAAATGTATGTATTGTATGCAAGAACATCCAAAATGGTCGATAAATTAGACCCTTCAAAGTCATAATCGGTAAATTGAGAATTATCTTTTAAATAATTCTGTAATGTTGCTTTTATCTGGTCAAAATCCAGATTTGCGAAATTTATTAGTGCCATTTATTGAGATGTCGATTGCAATACAAAATCTAATTGCTGAGGAGGTGCATTAATTCCAACTATATTATAAAATATAACCACATCAAAAGAGTTATTATCATAATTAGGATTTACTTTTACACTAGTTAATAAAACTCTTGGTTCATACCTATTAATAGAAAATTCTATTTCACGTTTAATATTAATAGCTTGAATAGGATCAATATTTTCAAAAAGCATTCTTGATACCTGAGATCCAAATTCAGGATCAAAAGGTTTTTCACCAGGATAAGTAAGAATAATATTCCTTACTGATCTTGCAATTGCATTTTCATTTTTCAAGGCAATTAAATCATTATTTAAAGGATGCTTCGCAAATGTCATACTAACATCCTTAAAGCCTTGACTTATACTTTGTAAAGGCATCTGTACCTATTAAATTAGATGGTATACTCCGTATGTTTATTTATAGTTACATAATAAGTTTAGTATTCAGCTAATGGTACAGGACCATCTGTATCCCAATCACTTACTTCTGTCTCATTTTCATACAATTCACCTTCTAACTTATAATCTCTTTTCTTTGGTGTTAGTTTATCGTTTGCAATCTCTCTGAGCATTACTGTTTTCTCTTCCATGGTTCTTACCATTGAAACTTATATTACTAATTATAAGCATAAAATAAAGACCTCCCGAAGGAAGTCTTTATTTCTATATTATCTACCTTGTCCTCTATACTTCTTACGTTTAAAGTTGCGAGAG